TTTGAAAGCACGCCTGATTTTCTTTCCACTCTTTTCCGTTTTTAAACGGAGTGAGATATATCTGCTTACCATTCCAAACGATATCTAATCCAACACCTCTTTGGCAGATATGGAATTCTGCTACATCGGAAGTCTTAATGATGATAGGCTCAAATACTTTTTCTAACTGTAGGTTGCCGTCTTGTCTTACTTTTATGTCCATTTTAGTTGTTTTACGTTTTCACATAGTTAGTATACACAATAAAATCTAACTCGGAAAATGTCAATCACACTTTTTGGTCTATTTAAGAGTAGAGTTAACAAAGACTCTGTCAAAAAAACTAGACTGAAGATGAGTACTTACAAACTTAAGCTTAATCAAGTACGCGAAGTCTTAGGCATGGCAATCAAGTTTGAAACTGCCAAGTTACAAGACGGTACCGTAGTTGAGGTAGAAAAATTAGAAGTAGGATTTCCAGTCGTAATCGTTAAAGAGGATGGTTCTAAGGTGCCTGCACCAGCTGGATACCATGTCTTAGAAAACGGTGTTAAGATCGAAGTAGACGCTAACGGTGTCATCATGGAAATCGAAGCACCTGTTGAAGTGGCAGCAGAAGAAAAAGAAGAAGAAGTTGCAGCAATCCCTGTTGCAATGGAAGAAACTACTGTTACCGAAGAGACGACTACTACTGAAACTCCAATCAAAGACGCAGTTGTTGACAAGATCGAAGAAAAGCTAGCCATGCTTTTTGAAGCTATCGAAGAGGTAGCTACCGAAGTCGCAACCGTTAAAGAAGAAATGGGAGCAATGAAGACCAAAATGGAAAAGTTTTCGAAACTGCCTGCTGGTAACAAGATCCCTAAAACCGCTGAAGCAACTATTGCTAAAAATGAAGAGTTTAACGACATCGAAGCAAGAGTAGCAGCACTTAGAAACCTCAGAAATGAGTTAACTAAAAAATAAAAAAAATTATTTGATATGTCATTTGATTTAGCAAACTTAAACACTTATACAGATCAGTTGTCTACTGATCTTATAAGCGAAGCTCTATTAAAGAGCTACTCTGTTCAGATGTTGACTCTTCGTGCTGGTCTTACTGCTGGTACTACTGCAATCAACGTTTTGAACTCTACTGTTGACATCTTGGATTCAACTTGTGGATACGGTGCAGGTCAAGTCGGTAACAACACTACTGACTTCTCACAAATCGATCTAATCGTTCAATCTAAAATGTTGAAAGAACAACTTTGTCCTGAAGACCTACGTACTTACTGGTTGTCTTCTCAGTTGTCTCCGTCTGCTTACTTGGAATCAGTTCCATTCGAGCAACAAATCGCGAACAACAAGATCAACAACATTGCACAGTATGTAGAAAACACAATCTGGCAAGGTGACGGTGCTACTCTTGATGGCCTTATGGCTCAAATCACTGTAGCTAACGGTGCTATCGATGGTACTGCTTTTGCAGGTCCATGGGCAGCCAACACTGCTGAGGCTAACATTTGGGGTCTTATCGACCTACTTCCAAATGCTCTTAAGCAAGAAAACGACCTAGTTATGTACATGTCTTACAGCAACTATTCTTATGCTGTTCAAGCTTTACAAGCTAAAGGTAACGCGATCATCGCTCAATACCCTAACATCGGAAACGTTGCTGGTACCAATGGTCCTTCTACGTTCGTATGGCCAGGAACTAACGTTTCTATCTACGCTGCTGGTGGTATCAACGATAACGATGCTATCTTCTTAGGTCCTAAGAAATACGCGTTCTTTGGAACGGGTCTTCTTGACGACCAAGACAGATTCAAGTTCTACTATGATCCTTCACAAGACATCGTAAACTTTATGTCAAAATTCCGTTTGGGTACAGCTGCTTACACATCACAGTTTGTAACGACTATGCCTTAACAACTTCCCGTTGATGGGGAGTTTCGGCTCCCCATTAGCAAACAAAAAAAACTTTAAAACACATGGCTTGTTTAATTAATGACATCATAGCATTAGACTGTATAAACGGTTTAGGTGGAGTAAAAGAGATGTATGTTTTTGCTGGTGATTGGGAAGCTGATGTTGTGGTTACTGAAGTTGCTGGAGAAGCTACAGCTATTACTGGAACTGGAACATTCTACCAATTCTACCTACCAAAAGACACAGCGTCTTTTACGGAATCGATCAACGTTTCTAACGTTAACGGTACTGTTTACTACCAACCAGAACTAAGCGCAGTCTTTCAAAAGATGGATGCCGCTAAACGTAACCAAATCTTATTGCTTGCTCAAAACAGAGCGCTTCGTGTTGTCTTCGTTGACAACAACGACGTGTCTTGGGTAATGGGTAACAAAAGAGGATGCGTTATGTCAGCAGGTACTTCAGCTACTGGAACTGCAGTTGGAGATCTAAACGCTTATTCTATCACGCTACAGGGTCAAGAACCACAATCGGTTCTTCCGATCCTTGTTGGAGACACTTTAGCTGATATCATCGGTGGTGGTATCACTATCGTGACATCATAATCTCTCCAAGAGATAACAAAAAGGGCATGCTTAGCGATGGGCGTGCCCTTTTTTTGTTTAGTGGTGTCAACTATTCTACTTTCTATATCTAAATAAAAAAGTAGAGTACCTTGATTAACTTAACTAATCTCTTACCGAACTCGATAATCATCTACGTCGATACCACATCGATCGAAAACAATCCTTGGCTGACCAATAACTTCCTGTTTTCTTTCACTAATGGTTTTACTAGGGAACCTATCACGGTAATGCCATGGATAGTAAAGCAAAACACTCGATACACAGAGTTCGAGATAGTCTTGACTACCATTCAGAACGAAGATCGTCTTAACGGTTATGTGTCTTTAAGTCCTTGGGGTAACTGGGATTACGAGTTGTATGCGATCAATGATCCTTCGTTGGATGCTAGTCCAGGAGTCTTAATCAATAGGGGACAGATGTTTCTAGAAAACGGAATCAAGGAGATCCCAGACGTCACCTATATAAGCGACAATGAGGACAGTCAAAGCGTAGTTTACTTGACTAGAACACCAAACGATTGTGCGGTATGGAACACCTTTCCAGACATTTGGAACCTAAGTCCTCTAGTCTGGAACAACTGTATTTAAAATGAATTTAAGCAATGGGTAATTTAGCAGGAAAAACGATTTATCAATCATATAAGTCGCTCGTAACGGTAGGTACTAGCGGTACTGCCGGCCTAAGCGGTGCTCTACAGCCAATGACCGATGGTCAAGGCACAGAGTTACCGATCGAGGTAAGCACTAACGAAGTACACATAACTTCAAATACCCTTGATGCTGTTTCCTATTCGGTAGACGGTTATGGTCAAGTAATAGATGATCAAGGTAACTGGGTAGGTAATCCTACAGGAATTTCAGGCACAAGCGGTACTTCAGGTACAAGCGGAGTCAATGGAACTTCAGGTACTAGTGGAGCAAGCGGAACTAGCGGTTCATCAGGAACTTCAGGAGCAAATGGAACGAGTGGTACTTCTGGAACTAGAGGAACAAGCGGTACTTCAGGAACTAGAGGTACAAGCGGAAGCTCAGGTACAAGCGGAGCTAACGGAGCTCCAGGTGCACCAGGTACTAGCGGTACTTCAGGAACTAGAGGTACAAGCGGAAGTTCAGGTACAAGCGGAACTAGTGGAGCAAATGGAGCTCCAGGTGCACCAGGAACAAGCGGTACTTCTGGAATAAACGGTACTAGCGGTACTTCAGGTAGCTCAGGCGTAAGCGGTACAAGCGGTACTTCTGGAATAAATGGTACTAGTGGTACTAGCGGAATCAGTGGAACTTCTGGTTCTAGTGGAAGCTCAGGAGTATCTGGTACTTCCGGTACTAGCGGTTCTTCTGGAACTAGCGGTATTAACGGAGCACCTGGTGCAAACGGTACAAGCGGAACTAGCGGAATCGATGGTACGTCTGGTACAAGTGGTATTAACGGTACATCAGGTACAAGTGGCATAAATGGTACATCAGGTACAAGCGGTTCGAGCGGTACGTCTGGTGCTACTGGACCTGCAGGAACAAGCGGAACAAGCGGTACGAGTGGAGCAGGCGTTTCTTCGACTACTGTTACAACTAATGGTAGCATAAATATAGACTGTTCAGTTCATAACTTAGTCTATTGGACTGCAAGTTTTAGTGCAAACCGTACAGTTGTCTTTCTTAACTTAGCTGCAGATACTTCTTGTACTCTTATCGTAGTCAATACTAATGCTACAGCAAGAACTATTACTTGGAAGGCAAGTGCAACTGGTAGTGGAGATAATAACTTTAATGCTTCTATCGTAGCCGTTAACGATACTACAGTCGATAGGAATTCAGGAGTACAAAGTAGACTGCTTGCTGCTACTACCGGAATGATGACTTTTACTGTAAGAAACATAGGAGGAGTTTTTCTAGGAACTGTTTCATAAAAATAATAAGGTTATGTTAAAGGATAGTTCAGTCGCAGGTTACGTAATAGATTCTCTTAGTAAAGAGCCTGTTACCTACATCAATGGCGTAACCGTTGCAATATCGATGATGTCGCTAGAAGAAAAGATAAAGATTGTTTTCTATGCAGTTTCTATAATTGCCAGTATCCTGGTCTCTTATAAGTACGTGTTAGAAATAAAGAATCTTAAAAAACAAAAAGAAAACAAGGATGGCTAATTTAGAAGATAAGCGAATATACCAAACGTGGAAATCGATAGTAGGAATAGGTACTAGCGGAACTGCTGGCGTTAGCGGAGTTCCTCAGCCTTTAACTGACGGTGAAGGTACTGAGATTCCTATCGAGGTAAGCATCAATGAGGTGCACATAACTTCACCTACGACTCAAGTTCGTTCCTTAGATATCGAAGGTTACGGTCAAGTCATTGACGAAAACGGTAACTGGACTGGAGAAGGTGGAGGCTTTGCCGGAACTGCTGGAACAAGCGGTACTTCAGGTACTAGCGGTGCAAGCGGCGCAAGCGGTACCTCAGGAACTAGTGGAACGAGCGGTCAAAGCTCGATCTATAAGGCAACTTCTACAAGTACTGTAACTATTGGTCTAGGAATAAAAAACCTAGACGTAGAAACAGGTTTGGCTTATACTCCTAATCAAGACGTAGTCATTTCATATACTGGTTCTCCTTTGACCAATCACATGAATGGAGTCATTCAGTCTTACAATCCATCTAACGGAATACTTTCGGTCCTTATCAACGAAGTCGTAGGTAGTGGAACCTATTCTAGCTGGATCGTAAACTTGGATGGAGCTGCAGGTGGAGACGGATCGAGTGGAACTTCAGGATCGAGCGGAACTAGCGGAGTTGCTGGAACATCAGGATCTAGCGGTACTTCAGGTAGTAGCGGTGCTGCTGGAGCTCCTGGAACGAGTGGTACAAGCGGAACTCGAGGAACTTCAGGATCTTCTGGTACATCCGGAACAAGCGGTACTAGAGGAACATCAGGTACTAGCGGTTCAAATGGTCTAGGTTATTCTAGCAGCGATCAGATACTTTCATTGACTAACCGTAGCATAGTGTCGAGCGGCAACGTTAGCTTTACTTTAGTCAGTCCTTACACAGTCAACAGTTTTGCATTTGCAACCAACCAAAGGGTAAGAGCCATTCAAGTAGGAAGCGGTAACGATTATTGGATGGAAGGAAACCTTACTGTCATAGGACCTAACACCTATACTATTGCAGTCGATTCTTCTTTTGGATCGGGTTCATATGCTTTTTGGGCCTTTGCAGTTGCAGGAGCACAAGGAGCAGCAGGTACAAGCGGTACTTCAGGTTCTTCAGGTATAAACGGTACGAGCGGAACTAGCGGAATCGGAGTAAACGGTACTTCGGGTTCTTCAGGTACAAGTGGAATAGGCATAAATGGGACTAGCGGTAGCTCCGGTACTAGCGGTACTAGTGGAATAGATGGTACTTCTGGAACTAGTGGAGTAAACGGTACTTCAGGCACTAGCGGAGTCGATGGAACAAGCGGTACAAGCGGTATCAACGGTACGAGTGGAACTTCAGGAATAGATGGTACTTCAGGTACTAGCGGTTCTTCTGGAGAAAGCGGCACTAGTGGTACAAGCGGTACTTCAGGTAGCTCAGGCGTAAGCGGTACAAGCGGAACTTCAGGGACTAGAGGTACGAGCGGTACTAGTGGAACTAGAGGTACTAGTGGTACTAGTGGAACAAGCGGTATAAATGGTACTTCTGGAACTAGTGGAGTCGATGGAACAAGCGGTAGCTCAGGAACAAGTGGACTCGGTGCACTATCTAAGGGTGGAACTACGCCTAATGTTAACACATGGACGCCTAACCCTACTTGGGGAGACGCTTATGCATATGCAGTAACATTCACGACACCTTTTAGCAACACTAACTATTCAATATCTTTAACTACACAAGATGCACAACCTCCAACTGCTGAAACTATTGATTTTAGTTTTTTCGTAGTCAATAAGTCTACTACTGGATTTACGATACAGTCGATATACGCTGCTCCTCTTGATCCAGGTTTTGCTTTTGTCACTGTAGATTGGATGGCAATCAGTCAAGCTGAGACTGGTCAGTCTGGAACAAGCGGTACTTCTGGAACTTCAGGTTCAAGCGGAGCACAAGGTGCACCAGGTACTAGCGGTACTTCAGGAACTAGTGGAGCACAAGGAGCAGCAGGTACCAGCGGTACGAGCGGATTAACTGGAACGAGTGGAACTAGCGGTATCAATGGTGCACCAGGTGCTAATGGTACAAGCGGTACTTCAGGTACTAGCGGAGGTGCTGGTGCAATCATATTGGTTAAAGATAACGTTACCTTATCGACTGGTTCTTGGGTACAAGTAGGATCGCCTTATATATGGCAATACTCTTTGACTGACGTTGATATAGATTTTGGAGCAATCGTAGACTTTGTTCCTTATAATGCATCGGTTCCTGCAGTCCAAACTGCACAGATCTATCCATACGTACAGGTATTAGACGACACTGCAATATTTACTGCACCAGGTTATGCAACCGCACCAGCAAGTATTACTGGACAATTAACTATAATCAAATAATATGGCTTTTATTTTACCTACAAACGGACTCACTGTTAACTTTACGGTAGATAACACTAACCCAGACACTGGAGATACTATCCAATTTACGGATTTGACTAATGGTGCAACTGCATGGTATTGGGATTTTGGAGATAACACTACTAGTAATTTGCAGAATCCAACACACGTATATCTAGTAGCTGGAGAATATACGGTTACTCTAGTAGCTTGGATCAATGGTCAGATAGCTGGAGTCAACGTTAAGACCGACTATATAGATGCTGTTTCTAACTTAGATCCTAATGCTCAAGCATTTATCCTAGCTGCAAACATAA